CTTAAAAGATACTTCCTGTGCTTTTATCTGATCCTGAAACATTTCCTCACCATGAATAAGGGTTACATTTGCAATTCCACGCGCTGTGGTTATGCCCGCCTTGATACTCGCACGTTCCCCAGTTCGACCCCGGAGGCGTATATACACACCAGTCCCACGGCACATAGCCGTCCCACGCCACCGGAGGATTAGCCGATTTATAGGGATGCTCTGCGCTGGAAGGCAAATTGATACTTGCGCAATTCCAGTAATGATTTATCGAATACTGGCATTCTGAATATTTATGATCATCACAGGCCACGCCCGCGTGCGAACATGTCGTATAGTGATATCCGCAGTCCGCACAGTATTGACACTGCTCGGTTTCACAGATACAGCCGGTCATGAGCGCCTGAACTTTCTGCATCATCTGCCGGAAGTGTGTACCCCTGACCTCGGTGGAAAGTGCCGTAATCGTTGGATCCGTGAAATCCATGCATCCGGAACTGTCCTGCGGGCAATACCCTGACTCGCCCCTGCCTGACTTACAGGCCGCCAATTCCGTGCGTAGCTGATCGACATGCACTTTCCGGATCTCTGTCACCAAAGCCGTGATGGTCGGATCCGTAAAAGACGCCTGCGTAAGCCCGCGACGGACAAATTCGGCATTCAAAAACGACCTCAGCTCATCGATATGCACCTTGCGCACCTTCGTAGACAGATCCGTAAGCACCGGGTCCGTCCAAGCCGGTGTATTCGATGAGCATTGTTTTGGCGGCATCTTATGAGCCATATATCTCCCTACGAAGCGTAAACCGCTGTTTTATCGAAAAACCCCTTTGTGCCTGAGGCGTTCGTTCCGTAATACTTGTTATTCCCGGGCGAAGCCGCGCCGTTCTCAAGCTTCGCAGTCGACACTCCGCCGTCCTTTAACTGCAACTGATCGCCTGCCGATACCTGAAACATTGCCGTATCGATAAGCCCGTCCAAATATTCTGGTGTCGTATCGCTGACATCCGCCTTTAATTTATTAGGCGAATTCTCGGTCGGCAGAACACCGGCCGCTGAGGGCACGCTGGCAAGCCCCGTCAAAGCCGTACCGCTCACCTTATTAGCCGAAGTTATCTGCGCCAGCTTCGTATCCTCGATACCCGCGCCCGGGGCAACCTTCTCATTGGTGATCTGAAGCGCGGGGTCCGTCAACAGCTCCAGCGCCTCCCAGTTGGCCCGGCAAGCCGGAGGGAAGTTGATCAACAGCATGTCGTTTTCCGGTTTAGTCTTGTCCCAAGCCATCGCCCACCTCTCTTTTCTGGTACGCCTCGGCAACCGCGTTCATGTCGTGAAGCTCGATGCCGTGCTCACGTAACATCTGAATCCAGCAGACATCATGAATCACCAACTGCCGGGCATAGTTTTCCGCCTGCTCCGCGCAGGTGAAAACAATCGGCTTCCTTTTCGGCATACGCAAAATGATGTCGCCCTTGACCGACACATACGCCATGTCGTCCGGTATCTCTTTTTTGCATCTACTACAGATCAACTTATCCATCGATTACTCCTTCCGACTGGTTCGCGTGCTTGATAAATTTCTGCAACACCCCGTTCAAAATCGATTTGTTAAACGCCGCGTCTTTAATCCCGATGCTCTTGATCCGGCTGATCTGGCCGCCGTCATTGACCTTATATAAAATGACTCCGTTAAAGAACTCGCCGTTCTCAAACTCGATCACCACCTTGTATGGAATCAATCCCTTAGCCATCACTCCTCCTAAATCCCGTGGCTGTGCCAGTCGAACATACCGGTCTGCACCACGCCCTGAGCGTCATACAGCTTCACCGTAAAGCCTGTAATGCTTTTATCCGTAAACTGCGAATAAATCCCGCTCCCGCTTCGTATCTCGATATGCACGCTCGGCTCCTCGTGATAGGTCTTGCCGAAAAATATCTGCTTTCCATCGACTGCCGACACCACCGTATCATTGCCGTAATCATCAACATCCGGCAGATCACCGAAATACTGAAACGTCGAACAGGTGATCTCATCGCCGATATTCTCGCGGTACAGCGTGAGTTCAATCTGAAAATACCGGCAGTAATAATCCCCGGGCTGATAATCCTCCCAATCTTTCCATGTGATGTTGTCCTCTGAAGTGCGGATCCGGAAACTTGCCGCGCGCAGGGTTTCCTGACCGGTAAAACGGTAAGACGGACTATCGTTGAATTTTGTCACTCCGTCGCTGTTAAACCGCCTGCCCAGCGAGGTTGAAACGATCACATCGATCCCGATATAGACGCTGGCCACATACCCGAAATCCCTGACCGGTGTCGTATACGTCCCGGACATAACTCCGTCCGTAATAACGATCGACTCGCCTTCCTTTTCGATGTTGTTCATCACGCCTGCCCAAAGCGGCTGTTCCTGATACTCTGCGATGATATTTCGGAACGGAATCTCTGTGATCGTGACAACAGCCTCTTTCGCGTTCACGGAATAATTTCCGGATGTATCAATCGCCTTGATCCAGTACCGCTGGCCGATGCCGCGTTTGACATCTTTGGTTAGATAATGCGTCCCCTGCTGAAGTGAGATGAACTCCGCGCTTTCCCAGTCAAGACCGCGCCGAAGCTCATAACCCCAGACATCCACATCCGGGATCGGCGTCCATCCGAAATAAAGCATGTCTCTGTTTCGGTTAACCAGAAACGACGGCACATCCGAAGGCGGGGCTGACTTCCCCACAATCGTGATCTCGCTCTCTGGCGCGCTTCCGAGGGCGCTTTCTTCATTAAGGGAATCCAGCGACGTGACTCTGACCTTGTAGCTGTGATGATCCACAATATCGCCGATGATCCGGAAATTCGTTCCCGAGGTTTCTCCCCGCGCGCGCCAGCTTAAGCCGTCATCGTCGCTGATATAAATCTTTGCCTTGGCATATGATTTAACGAAATGATCCACATAGGCCGGACGGTCGAACCAGACATCGATCGCGTTCTCGATCGTTCCGTCTGTTTTCTTGACCAGCGACTCGGTAAGACTGAGGTTGTTGACTGCTGGGATCTCGCTGGATAAAGACGAATAGTTGTTCTGGGGCAGGATAATGTCCGAATCGTCATAAACCGCTTCGTTATATTCCAATGCGGATATCTGAACCTCGCTTTTACCTTCGCGCTGGATCGCCACGACCCTGAAATCTTTTTTGACCTTATTGGTTTCGCCTATTGCATAAACATCGAAACCCTGCGGGTCCTGTGGGAATGCCTCGCACGAAATCTCCGCATGCGTTCCTGTCGGCGACGTAATAAGCCTCTCCTCGATCGAGTCATCCGAAAAACGAACCTGAATCTTATAAGACTTGCCGTCCTCAATGACCATGGAGCGGTCTAATTTGACAAGTATCGCGGTACTGCCCTCCTGCACCCTGCCGGAAAAACCCCACTGCGGAACGTCATGGGAAATCGAAATAATATCCCCTGCCTGACAAGCCACCGCATCGATCCCTGCCTTAAACGTCACCGAACGATTGATATACCGCGCCACCTTTAAGGCATACCGCGCCGCGCGAATGGCATAACTTGCCCTTGTCGTGAAAAGCCGGATCTGGCTCTTGCGCATCGGCTCACCGGATGAAAGCAACTCCTCATCGATATAGGCGATCGTCTCCTGCTGATAATTTTTCTCTTTATCGGTGAACTGAACCTCAATGACGTTCGGCACTTCTTTGAGCGTCTTCCAGCTCTGCGCAAAGGAATCCTTAACGATACTACCCATGCCGAAAAGCTGTGTCGGGGTTGTCGGCCGGTCGATCTTGAACGCCAGCCCGCCCGCGCTGTAAACCGGCATGGCGTTGAACGTAGCGCAAAGCTGGATCAATACATCAAGCGCCTTATTGTTGCTGTCGATCACCACATCCATCCGAAATCGCTTCTCATATCCGCCTTGGCCGTCAGGAACTCTCTCCTCGCAATACTGCGACATCTCAAGAAGCGACGCATGATCCAGATTCTCGGATGAAATAAACTCGCCCAGTCCGAACCGGTTGTTGATGATAAGATCCCTGAGACACCAAACCGGATTCGCCGAATACCTCTGGGCAAAAGACGTGCCGTCCCATGAAAGCAAGGTATCGTCCGAAAGCAGTCGGTAATCTGCGCCGTCCCAGTAATAATCTTCCCAACCGACCGGATCCGTGCCGTTTTTGACATCAGGAACCGAAACCTTCCGGCCCTTTACAATTGAGGTGATGTTCGGCATCGATCCGGAAAGCTGGTCTGTTGCCAGAAGCTGAAGCCCCAGAAGCGCGGTGTTCGGATAGCTCAAATCATCTGTCTTGATCTCATCGATCTGAAACAAAAGAAGATCGCCCTGCTTCAACGGCTGAAGCGAACTATCCTCGCTGGTGCGGGTGATGCGGATGTCGTACTGGCTCGACGTAAGACCCGCCTTGCGAAAGACGCGCCTGACCGATGAACGCGACTGCGCTGAAATAGTCGTTTCGCCCAGATCGATATACGTCCCGGATGAATGCTCTTTGTATTCAACACGGTAGGTAACGCTCCAACTCTGGATATCCCCTGAACTGGAATTCTGCTGATACAAGCCGTTATTAAGCCGCAGATGAATCTCGAACGCCTCCACATCCAAATCGATGGTCGTGTAAATGTAAGGATTGTTTTGCGTGAGGTTGGCGCTGACCGGATAAATATTGTGCAGATCCTCGAAATTCGGGATCATGCTCTGGTAATTCGTGCCGAACCGTTTGTTGACCGCAACGCTTTCAAAGTTGTCGATGGGGTTATTATTGAGCTCAATGCTCTCGATCGATTCAATTTCACCCTCGCAGACCGCCAGAAGCACATTCAAATAGTGCTTGTCCCCGTCTTCCCAGAGAAACTGATTTATGATATTGCCGCCCACCCGATGCTCGCCGTAAACAACAGCCACCGGCACGCCGACTTCCTGAATAGTCTGCACGCCATCCCAACCGTAGGTTGGCGATCCCTCATCCATGCCTGTCCCGCCTCCCAAATTGAAATCCGGCATTTTCGGCTGGTTCATGTATTGATAAACGGCATACCCCATCGAAAGAACAAAGAACGTAAAGAGAAACGGATGTGCCACCGCGGCCGCCCAGATGGCCGAGACGATAAACGAAACAACGGCCACGACCGGCGCTTTGACTTCAGGTGCAACCACGATCTCGTCGCCCTCTTCAATTCGTGAATCCAGATCTTCGATCCGCTTTCCGGTAACGATTACGCGTTTGTCTTTGTATTCAAAGCCGGAATTGTCGAGATATTCGCGCACGCTTTTGCTTCTGGAATAGGTGAACTCCAGAACCTGCGCCTCTTCCGGCTTAAACGGATTGTCGATATTACGAACGGATATCATTTTTTAGCCTGTAAAACCCTTCTGTTTTGCCTCTCCACGAAACATCATCGAGCCGCGACACCACGACCCCCTGACGGCAACAATGGATAAAACGCCTTTTCGAAAGAACAATCCCCGCATGGTTTGCCACGCCTCTCGAATTGACGAACAATATCCCATCCAAAACCTGCGGGATCGCCACCCTCTCCCAATCATGACCGCAATGCTCCTTGAAATAATCTTTGCCGTCATGTCCCCAAACCCGGCTGTATTCCAAATCCTCGATATCGAAAAGCCGGTACCCCAGATCCGCATATGCAAGCTTGAGAAACCCCCAGCAGTCCAGCCCTTCCATTGTCCGGCCCCGGTGGCGGTAAGGTATGCCTAGATACTTGCCGATGATCTGCTTTTCTACATCACGTAGATTCTGCGCGTCGGCACGGACGGGAACGCCCCGAACCGGTGATAATTCTCCAGCACCTTGCACCGCTGTTTGGTTTTGTTGCATGAAACCTCTCCTCCGATATACCCGCATTCGGTCGACTTAAACTTCCACGCGCAGTAATTTCGCGCGTACCGGCGCGCGGGAAGATCAACGCCCAGAACATCGAACTTGCCGGTTAAAGTGAACTCCACGTTTTTCTGGTCTGCCGTATAGCTGTCGATATAGAAAACGTCATCCATATGCGCGTCCGGATCCGCCAGCTGGTCGGCCCAGACCATGCGGATCGTGACCTTTTTCCCGCGCAGGTCAAACTGCTCCAAATACAGCTGAAGCAACCGCGAAACATTACCAAGCCGCACCTTGACCTGATCGATCTGCCCCTGATTGTTTTCGCCGATAAACTCATGCGTAACCGGGAACTTCGAATAAACCTGTCCCTGATACGTCACGTCCTGATCGAACCCCGCGATCCTTAAATCATTAATGGAGTCGTACTTTTCGAGGACGTATAAAAAGATGGACGCGTTCTCCTGCTTTGATTTCTCGCTGATGAATAAAGGGCTGACATCTCTCGGCATTACTTCACCTCTATAAAATCAAACTCGAAGTCGTACACCTCGTACGCCTTCATCGTGAATTTAAAACTGTCCTCGGCAAACCGAACCGTATACTCCACGGCATCGTTCGGGTTCGTCCATGTGAACGCCATAAACGAGCCGTATTTCGCGGAAAAGAAATTCCGAACCATCTCCATATCCGCCTTTGACCTGCTGGAAAACCTCAGCCGCCATTTGCGTAACGGTGCCGCCCACTTGCGCCTGCGCTGTTCAACACCGCTTTCAAACTCCGAAATGAGCGTCTTGTATTCCAGCGTTTCTTCGAAAACAAAATCCGGTAAATAGGTGAAATCGCTCATGCGTAACTCCTGATCACCGAACGGATCTTCCCGTTGTTGTAAATGTCGTCGGCAATGGCATTGGAAAGCATCTTGCGGTTTCGCCAGACGTCCTGCGCATCCCACGCCTGAATCACCTGATTGACGTTGATCGTGACGCCGCCTCCGCCCGGTTGCTCCCCGCGGTTAAGCGCGCGCAGGTTGTCCGACCCGCCCACTGCCTGCATTCCCCTGCGGGAAAGCACGCCTTCGCCCGTTTGCGCGATGATCGGCACCTCATCCGGCGCAAGGCCCGAATGCGCCCGGATAAACGCCCGGTTGCGCTTTTCGACTGCTCCTCCGCTATGGAACAAACTCGCCACTGGCACACCAAAGATCGTGCCGCCAGCTCCGGCCATCGCCGTAAATATCTTTATGAGTAACAGCTTCGCCAAGATGTTTGAGATCATCTGCAGAACCGCCCTGCCGAAATCCGCGAACACCTCTTTGACACTGCGAAGCTCACCCGTAAATGCCTTGAAGAAAAACTGCGAAAAGGCATTCTGCATGTTATGCGCCGACTGCTTTGCAAACTCTTCCATGACGTTAAACTGCTGGGCGGCCGTTTCTGCGCTTTTTCCCACATCCTTGGCCACGTTCTTCAATATCTCCGCTGTCTTGTCACCGGTCTCCTTGACCTTGGCAAACACAAGGTCATACTGTTTCATGGCGTCCCGCGCGCTTTCCTGCGCGGCCAGATTGAACGCCGTGCGCGCCTCCTCAAGCCCCTGCGTAAGACCCTCGACATTGAACTGAATCTTGTTCTCTTCCAGTGACTGCGAAAACTTTTCTACCTCCGCGGACGCCTGCCGGTATGTTTCACCGACACTGCCGGGAAGTTTTCCCAAAAGGTCGTAGAACTTAATGAGCGGAACCATAAGCGCCTGAAAGAAATCGACCGCGAAACCCAAGAGGCCGTTTAAGGCATTGGTTATGCCCTGAATGAACCCTTTGACCGCACCCGCGCCGTACTCAAGGATCGTAAAGACGCCCGCCACCAGATGATTGGCAAACCCTTGCAGAAACCCCAGCACCTGCCAGAGCGCCTGCCCTGCTTTTTCCATAAAGTCGTTCCACTGGGATTTGAGCATCTGCACCTTTTCGTAGCTGGTCATCATCTCGAGATTCACCGCTTCAAGGTGCGATTTACTCTGCGCGAGAATATGATTGGCCAGAGCCTGCGCCATGTGGTATTTCTGAACTTCCTCGACGGTCTTGCCTGTTGCCTTGGCGTATTCCTCTGCCGCGTCTTTAAGCGACAGCTGAAGTCCATACGACCGTCTCAAGGTCGTAACCAGACCGCCGGTGACCGCGCTTGAGATGTTCGCGAACGCCTCTTCGGTCGTAGTGCCGAATATCCGCGCCTCGGCCCGCGCCTGTTTCATGAGCGCCGCGACCTGATCCATATTCAAGCCCTGCGCCATGAGCGCCGAAACCTTATCAGCCACGTTGGAGAAATTAACCGTCTCTTTCGATGCCTCCATGATCGCCTGCCGCATTTTTTGCGCGTCTATACCGACACTCTCTGCCATGCGGCTAAAACTCTGCTCGATCTGCTGGGCCTTGGCTCCCATTTCCATGAGATCCCACGCCTTGCGAAGCGCCATGATGCTCGCCGTAATGGCCGCGGTGATCGCCAGCCAATTCTGCTTCCATGCATTGGCGAATCTCTGTAGGTTACCGCGCACGCCTTCAAGCCGCTTGGTAGCTTCGTCCCTGAGGCGCAATATGATCGAAAGTTCTTTATTCGTCATCGCTTGAACCTGTCCCTTCTTTTCTGCATCTCCTGCTCGATTGCCTGTAGTTCCTTTTCGATCACATCAAAGGCATCGAGCATTTTGGCTGACTGGTCGATCCAGCCGCCCGCGTTCGGCAAATAACCCTGCCTGTAAAACTGAAATGCCCTTATAAAGCTCGCCGACTGTCGTGTGACGATCTTAAAAGGGCATCCTCGGTACTGCGTTCCGTTAAGCTCCCAGACTTCCTGCCCGGGCACTTCATACTCACATCGTATCTTTCTCCCGCTTAAACAGCTCTGGCAGTTCACGGTGAGGCCGCCCAAATGAACCGCCACGATCAGTTTTTTTGCTCGCCCTCCGACAGTTTTGATTCGTTCAAAATGACCTCGGCCAGCTCCTGTCTCAACTCATTCGGAAACATGGCAATGATCCTGTCCGGAACAACGTTTCTCATCTTGCCCGCGTAATGAATCGTGTCGAACTTAAGCTCGATCGGCTTCTTGGTCTCGGGATCCAGAAAATTCGTCAGTCCCTTAAGCCCGAACTTGATCGCCGTAATCTGCCGCTTGTTCCAGTTGAGCCTGACCTTGGCCTTGTCGTTGGGATTGGTCGAGCTCATCTCATACGTACTGCTTTCAT